CGCCGAGTACCTGGCCGAGTTGCAAGCGGAGGCCGCATGAGCTTCCTGCGCATTCACGCCGACGAGGCCCGCATCTGCGCCAGTGGCCCGCACCTGGGCCGCCAGCGCAGCGTTGAGCTCGAGCTGGACCTGAGCGAAACGCAGTGGATGGACGCCCTGTCTTTCATGCTCAGCCAGACGAGTGACGACAAGCTGCGCCGCCTGCTGCGCGCCGAGTACGCCGACCTGTTGGAGGCCGCATGAACACCACCACACGCAAGTTCCCGCGCACGCTGCAGGAGGCCTTCCCCGCCGACCGGCAGTGGGCGTATTCGTTGGAGCGCACCAGCCGGCGCATGGACGCTGTGGGCAGCGTGCTGCTGGCCTCGCTGATTGGCCTGGGCCTGGCCCTGGCGCTGGTGCACTGGTGGGCCGCATGAACAAGTGCCACGGACCCTGCGAGCAAGGCCGCCTGCCTTGCCCCACGCCCGAGGCGTGCGAGCTGTCGGAAGTGGACCGCGCCGACCGCCTGTTGGTGCTGATGGTGGTGGCCGCTGCGGTGGTGACCACTGTGGTGCTGGGGCTGCTGCTGTGAGCCGCGTGCACCTCACCCGCGCCGTGCTGCGCGCCGTTCTCCGCCGCGACTGGCGCGTGGCCCGCATGTGGGCCGGCGTGCTGCGCGATTCGTTCCGCCCACTGCCTTTTTGAGGAGATCACCCCATGAGCGAGCTGCTCAAGATCAACGTCAACGATCACACCGAACGCAAGAACGGCCTGACGTACCTGTCCTGGGCTTGGGCCTGGGCGGAAGTGCTGAAGCTGGATGCGCAGGCCACTTGGCAGGCGCATGAGTTCAGCGGCTTGCCCTGCATCGTCATGCCCGACACATCGGCCATGGTCAAGGTCAGCGTCACCATCAAGGGCAACACCAAGTGCTGCTTGCTGCCGGTGATGAACCACCGCAACCAGGCCATCAAGAACCCCGACGCTTTTGCGGTCAACACCGCCGTGATGCGCTGCTTGGCCAAGGCCATCGCCATGCACGGCCTGGGCCTGTACATCTATGCCGGCGAGGACCTGCCCGAGCAGGACCAGCCTGAGCCCAAGGCTGAGGTCAAGCCGCCGAAGACCGGCCCCATCAGCGCCACGGACGGCGCCGCCGACGCCCTGCAGGAGCAGGAGCGCATGGAGATGCATGAGGTGGCGCTCTACATGATCGATTGCCACCGCAACGGCCGCGACCTGGAGGCCATCCGCGTCTGGTACGAGCCCGCCACGTTTGAGAGCAACGAGCAGCGCGTCTACGTGTGGAGCCTGCTGAAGACCGAGAGCAAGTTGCGCGCAACGATCAAGGCCAACAACCCCAACCAAGAGAAAGAAGCAGCATGAAGATCGCCATCGAACACATCCGCGACCAGTTCAACGTCGCCCTGTCCAGCAAGGAAGGCGTGGAGCCTTTCATCACCATCAAGGGCGCGCGCATCGTGGAGGGCAAGAACGGCCCGTTCATCTCCTGGCCGGCCAAGAAGATGGACTCGGGCAAGTACTGGAACCACGTGTGGTGCAGCGAGGCCTTCAACGCCGCCGTGCTTGAGGCCGCACAAAAGACCGCGCCCAAGCCCACCAAGGCCAAGGACGAGGCCTGGCAGGCTCGTCAATCCGCGCCGGTTGAAGACGACATCCCATTCTGAGCTGCCATGCACAACCGGCTCAACCCCCGCGAGCGCGCCCACCTGGCGCGGGTGTGCTCAATCGAAGGCTGTGGCCGCATGCACCTTGCTCGCGGCTATTGCCAAAACCATTACATGCAACTGCGGCGCGCCAAGTCACAACTTGTCGCACCTGTGCAGCGCGAGACGCCACAGGAGTACATCAAAAACCGCGTAGAGCTTGCTGATCACGATTGCTGGGAATGGCGCTTGTCTCGTTACAAGGGCTACGGGAAAACAGGCGTCAACGGGCGCGGCCGTCAAGCTCACATTGTTTCTTACGAAGCATTTGTTGGTCCTGTGCCAGAGGGCATGCAGATCAACCACAAGTGCCACAACAGGGCTTGCTGCAACCCGGAGCACCTTTACGCAGGAACGCAAAAGCAGAACATGAAAGACATGCTGTTAGCTGGCCGCGGCTCTCGCCTTTGCGGCGAGACCAACGGCAATTCAAAGCTGACAGCCACAGACGTTTGCTTGATCCGCGCGTCAAAGGACAGCGCTATGCAGTTGCGACAGCAACTTGGCGTCAGCGAGGCGCTGATCCGAGCGATTCGCAAAGGCCTTGTTTGGCGGCACCTATGAACAACAAGCTGTCACCACGCGAGCGTGTGCACTTGGCAAGAGTGCGCGAACTTCAATGCAGTGTGTGCGGCGCCACTGGCCCGAGCGAGGCGCACCACATCAAGCAGGGCCTGCAGTTCACTGCGGTGGCTTTGTGCGAGAGCTGCCATCGCGGCCCCGTGATGGGCTGGCATGGCCAGAAGCGGGCCTGGGCGGTGCGCAAGCTGGATGAGCTGGACGCGCTGAACGAAACCATCAAGGCATTGGCATGACTGACACAAGCGGACCGGCATTCCCGGTGTTGAAGCACTACGTCAACGGGCACATTGAGCAAGTTGCCGAAGGCATGACCCTGCGCGACTACTTTGCGGCTCAGGCGATGCCGCTGGCACTTGCGGAGTACCGCATGGTCACACATTGCATGAAGCACGCTATGGGCGAAGACTGGGGAATCCCTTACGGTCTGTCGTCGGTTGCAAGCAAAGCCTACGAATTGGCTGACGCGATGCTGGCAGCCAGGGGCCAGCAATGACCCACACCACCACCCTGCACAACCCGCAGGAGGCGCACCAGACGCTGCAGCGCCTGTGGGGCTGGCTCAAGCCGCGCTTGCTGCAGGGCCAGCGCATCACGCTGAGCGTGGAGGAAGAGCGGCGCAACAACAGCCAGAACGCCCTGCTGCACGCCACCCTGGCCGACATCGCCAGCCGGCGCGAGTGGGCCGGCAGGAAGTGGGAGGCCGAGGTCTGGAAGCGCCTGCTCACGGCCGCGTGGATGCGCACCCGCGGCGAGCAGCTGGTGGTGGTGCCCGCCCTGGACGGCCACGGTGTGGACGTGGTGTTTCAGCGCACCAGCCGGCTGAGCAAGGCCGAGATGGCGGAGCTGATTGATTTCATTCAGGCCTGGGAGGCAATGCAATGACCGAGACCCTTACCTGGACCCCCGCGGCCACCAAGCCCGACGCCGACATCAGCGTGCTGGCCTGGCGCGACACCCGGGAGTGGTTCAGCGGCTGGTGGGACGACGAAGCCGGCGCCTGGTTCGATGCGGCCAGCGGCGGCATCGTCGATGGCGTGACGCACTGGGCAGATGTGGGGGGGCCGCAATGACCCCCTACCGCGCCCAAGACTTTGCCCGCTGCGCCGGCAACCCCTGCCGGCTGGAGTGCGACACCTGCGCCCGTAACGAGCGCAACAGCCCGGTGCATCCCGAAGCCACACGCCAGGTGTGGATGGGGGTGTGGGTGATCGAGGATCAACGCTGCCCGTCGCGGGTGGAGGTGAAGCAATGAGTGATCTGAGGGCCGCCGCCCAGCAGGCGCTGAATTCCCTGCGCGGATACCGCCGCGAGATTGGTTGCGAACAGCTTTGTGATGCGGAGCGGGCGTTGGAGGCCGCGCTGGAGCAGACGGAGCAGGAGCCCTGCGACATCGCCAAAGACGGCGTGTGTGAGGCTGCACAGGAGCAGTTCTGTGATGGCCACTGCACCTGGCGCGACCACCACCCAGCGTGCGTGAGAGCCGAGCAGCCGCAACGCACGTTGACCGACGAGGTCATCGCCAACCTTTGGCACCAGAACGGCGGCTTTCACCACCACTTCGCCAGGAACATCGAGCGCTGGCTCAAGGGGCAAGCATGACCACCAGCGCGCTCGCAACCCAAGTCGCCGGCACCCACTACAAGGGCCTGGCCATCCAGCCCGTGCAGTACATCCACGCCAACGGCCTGCCGTTCATTGAGGGCAGCGTCGTGAAGTACATCACCCGCTGGCGCGCCAAGGGCGGCATCGCGGACCTGGAGAAGGCCCGCCACTTCATCGACCTGCTCATCGAGCTGGAACAAAAAGCAAGGGAGACCGCATGAACCTCACCGCTCTGGAGTCGCAGATCGCCGAGCTGCAGCGCAAGGCCGAAGAGCTGCGCACCATGGACGACCACGAGGTGCCCGCCGCCTGGCGCAAGATGGAGCGCGGCCAGAACTGGTACAGATACCTGCAGCTCTCACCGTCGCAGGGCGAGCTGTTCAAGGCTGACGGCTGGGAGCCGCTGTACCAGCGCCAGCAGCGCATGGCTGAGCTCAAGGCCCGCGCCCTGGCCCGCGATCACAAGGGCGTGGCGCTGGTGCGGGCCACCGAACAACACCACGGGATCCACTGACATGCTGCTCACCGCAAGCGACGTGGGCCGCCAGTTGGGCATCAGCCGCCGGGCCGTGTATGACCTGGCGTATTCTGGCCGGCTCACCTGCTACCGAGTTGGCGCCAACGACGGCGCCATGCGATTCAAACCCGAAGACGTGGAGAGCTACCTCGCATCATGTCGATCTACTGGTCAAAGAGTGACAAGCGCTGGCGCTTTGAGTTCGACCGCTATGTTGCGGGCCGCCGACACCGACTTACACGATTGCTTCCGCAAGGCTGGAGTCAAGCTCAAGCTGACACGTTCGACCGCACGGAAACCGCGCGCCTCTACGGCCTTGCATCTGGCATCGCCCGCGACGAGCCCCTGATCGACCAGGCCGTCAAGCACTACTTGGCTGACAAGACCGCGCTCAAGAGCCACAAGAGCGCCGCAGAGCACCTCAGCGCCATCGCCTGGGCATGGCAAGGCCGCCCGATGAGCGAGCTGCCCGCCGTGGCCCAGGAGGTCATCTCAGCGGCTGACGCGAGCCCGGCCACCCTGAAGAACCGCCTGGCCCTGCTGAAGGCCGCTTGCCGCTGGGCCTGGAAGCGCCACGGCCTGACCGATGCCGACCCCACCGCCCGCATGTTGCTGCCGGCCGTGCGCAACGCCCGCAAGGTGTACCTCACCCGCGAGGGCATGCTCAAGGCCTGCCGCGCGTGCGGCAGCTGGCAGGCGCAGATCGCCATCCGGGTGTGCTTCTACACCGGCATGCGCCTAGGCGAGCTGTGGAACGTGCAGGTGCAGGACAACCTGCTGGTGCTGGCCGACAGCAAGAACGGCCAGCCGCGCGTAATACCCGCGCACCCGCGCATCCGCCACCTGCTCAAGCACCTACCCCTGACGGGGCACAAACGCGGCGTGCAGGCCGCCTGGACGCGCGCCAAGGACAAGGTGGGCCTGGGGGATGTGCGCTTTCACGATCTGCGCCACAGCGCGGCCAGCGAAATGGCCAACGCGGGCGTGCCGCTTTTCACCGTGGGCCAGGTGCTGGGCCACAAAAGCCCGGTCAGCACCCAGCGCTACGCGCACCTGTATGCCGACACTTTGGCTGCCGCTGTGGGCCAAATTGGCCGAAAGCGGGCTTGACTTGGGAGGATTTCCCCACAGTCTGGCGGAAAGGGAGGGATTCGAACCCTCGGTACTGGATAACCAGTACGCCGGATTTCGAATCCTATGCGACACCCGCGCTACGAGGTAAGCTCCCTCGTGAAATAGTCGCAAAACAGGCGTTTGGAGGGGGGGTTTGGGCAGAAATCCCCACAGTCCAGGCTCATTCGGTGAGCTACTCAGGCGCCGTAGCACTTTTGGTAGCACTCAGGGAGAAGACATGAACATCCATATCCAAGATCAAGATCTGCCCATGCTGCTCAAAATGGTGGAACGCGGCTGGTCCAGCGGCGATCTGGCTGAGTACCTCGAGGCCGATCAAATCGTGTCATGCGAGCGCGTGCTGACTGCCTTGGGGCTTATTGCGACTCAGGATCCTGCGCCAACAGGCCACCCAGGCCAACAGCACCAACCGGCACCATCAAAGGCCTAGTGCGGCGAATGAACTGATCCAGCACCGCTTCCGGCGTTTCACCGCGGGCGGCGGCGCGTTTTTGCAGCAGCTGCTCAAACGTGCTCATCATGGACACCGGAGGCGAGCCCAAGCCTGTCACCGGGCCGGCGCCCAACCACAGCGCAGCTTGTCCTGGGGCCGGTAGCACGCCCATGGCGTCCGACAGCTTCTGGTTCAGTTGCTCGAGTGCTTGGTACTCCGTCTTTGTCGGCGCGCCTTCAAACCAGGTGGCTGGGATCTTGTCCCACTTGATGTTGTTGCTCTTGACGAACTCACGCGGGCTGAATGTCTTGGGGTCCCAGGCGCCATAGGCTTTTTCGTTCCACCAGGACGGCGCCCCTGCTTGCGTGTCTTCCAGGCGCTTTGCCACCCACTCCGGGTCGCGTGAAGCCATGCCCCAGGCGCGGATGTTGTGCTTGTCAACGGTAACCGGCTCCCAGTTGCCCTTGAGGTTCTCGGCAAACGTGAAGCGCTTGGGGTGTTCAATCGGGTCCAAACCGCCGCCGGCCAGGATCTCATTGGCGTTTCGGTTGTGGAGGTTTTGCGCCTTGTGACCGTAGCCTGACCCGATGGGAGGGATCGGCACCGGCTGGCCGTTTGCGCCGTTGACGTAGTAGTAGGAGGCGATGCGTGCGTTGGCGTCGGTCTTGGCGCCCGCGGATGTAGCGGCCATCAGGTCGATGTACTGGTTGAAGGCCTTGTTGCCGCCAGCCTCGCCCAGCTTTTCCACAAACTTCAGCCGCAGCGGGTCCATGTTGTACCAGGCCAGGCCGTCAGTGGTCATGCCCTCTGACATCCACTCGCCGGCCTGGTTGAAGGCCCGCTTGTTGTTCTGCAGGCGCTCGATTCGGTCTGGCACACCTCGTGGAGGCGTGTAGCGCGTGAGCGCCGCCTGCGCAACCTTGGGCGTGTCGGTCAGGTTGCTGAGATCAAAGACAGGCTTTGCCGCCCTCCCCGGCTTGGCAATAGGCGCCACAGCCAGCGCCCCCAGGCCCATGCCCAGCAGACCACCGCCCACATCACCGCCCGCCGCTCGAGCAGCGCCCTGGCCAGCCTGCAGGCCGCCTTCCTGGGCGCCAAACGCCAAGCCTGCCGGCGTGACGTCCAGCAGGCCCATGCCGGCCACAGCGCCCTGGCCGCCGCCCGTGACCTTCTGCGCCATCTTCATGGCGTCGTAGGCGCTCATGCCAAACCTGGACATGAGCATGTCCTGCAGCCCGCTGGCGGCGCGCTCGCGCCAGGTGGGTTCGTATGCCTTCAGTTGATCCATCACCCCTCCAACAACGCCGCCTCAGCGGCTCGACGTTTGACCAATCCCGGCAGCACCCGGCCGCCCCCGCGCACCCACTTCATCAGCTCCGCGCGCGCCCCGGGCACGTCGTCGGCGTTGATGCGCTTGCGCAGCGTGGAGCCCGCCAGGGCGCCCGTGCCGCAGTTGAAGGCGAAGTCCAGCACCGCCCCCGTGGCCTGCTCGCCCCAATCCGCCAGGCCGGGGCACAGGCGCTGCACCCTGGGCAGGCACTGCAGCAGCTCGTGCTCCAGCAGCTCCAGGGCGCGCTCTTTGGTGACGGGCGGATCTTTCAGGCTCACCCGCGTGCCGTCCTCGTAGAACGTGCTGCCCACGCCGATGGTGGGCACCGCCGCCGGG